TGTATTGACCGAAGTCAAAGATGGCTTTAGAATTGAGGTGAAAGATAACAATAGTGAATTTGCACAAAATCCTTCCACATTCCCCCATTCATTTTATGCAACATGCACAAAAGCGGGAGAACGCGGAAGGATTCGTTACTTTGCACAAAATTTATAGGATGAGTTTGTGCAAGAATTGTTCATAGTTTGTTCATAGTTTGTTCATAGTTTGTTAACACATCGGCACTGCCGTTGTGGTATAATAGTGGTGGAAGATAATACACCTACTATAGAAAGGATACCACATATTATGAAAATTGTCAAGTTGTCTGCCGAAAACGTGCGTCGGTTGTATGAGGGTTATAAGGTCGTCACCGGTAAGTATACTTATTGGTCCCGCGTTGATGCCGTGACCGGTGCAATTCGTTTTTACTGCCAGAACACGCACTTACATATGGCGGGTCTTAATGATGAAATTGAGGGGGTAAAGTTAGAATGACACTTCGTGAGTATCACAAGCACACATTAGGCACATCCGACCACTTGACGAAATGCCGGGTGTTGTGGGGCGGCGCTGAACTGTTTAACGACTATTTCAGCCGTTTGTCGAAGCATGCGCAGGATATCGTTATTCGCGCCGCCCGTTATGATGAGAAACATGATGTGTTGACCGCGTATACAACATGGGGTGGGTACGACGACTATTTGCACGAAGAAAAACGCTGCCAGCATCGTGGAGACCGGTATAATAAATACGGTCCGAAATGTAAAAGGGGTTATTAATATGAATATGGTTTATTTATATGTTATCAGCAGCGGCCGCAGGAAGGCCAGTAGTTGCATGTACACGGACCCGCGCCGTGTGCGTGAGTTTTATGAGTGCATTCGCGCGGCCGCGCCGAACAGCGCGGATTGTGTATTGACCGAAGTCAAAGATGGCTTTAGAATTGAGGTGTACTTGTAATGCAGGCCGTATTTTATATTTTGGCGTGGCTGTTTTTAAGTCTTATCGTCGCAATTGCAGCGGTGGCGGTCGTCGGTTTTTGATTATGGTCGTTTAGACGATTATTTTTATTGTGAGAGGAGACGGTGAGTGATGGCACGAAGCACTAAGCACCTGCCGAAGTACCAGCCGCAGGAGTGGAGTTATTACAGTCCCGGCACGACAGACCCGACGCGGCTTACAAAGGAAGAACTTGTGAAGGTCATCAATAAGGCGGCTAAAGCTGCAAATCAGCGTTTGCGCAGTCTGGAAAAGGCCGGTCAAGCCCCCGCGTCTGGCGCATATAAATATGCAAAGTCGCAGCGCCCGCAGAAATTTCCACGTTTTAAAGAGCGGGTCAAGCCGACCGACGACCAGATGACGTTGCGGCACATGTATATGCAGCTGCGAAATTTTATGACTATGAAAACGTCCACGCCGACCGGTGTCAAGGCGCAGCAGACAAAGGGCTATGAAACGGCAAAATCAAAGGGTTTCACCGGTTCGCCGGATGACTGGTCAAACAATGTAAAAAGGTTTTTCGCGGCGGTACAAGAGGGTTTGCTATCGTCGGATGTCGCGTATAGCGCCATCGTTGAAGGGAATACAGACGTGCTTAATGAACAGCTTGAATTTTGGCGAGAACAAGCCGAAAAACCGACGCGGGGTGAGTCCTTGTTGGATTACATGGACAGGCTGGAGAGAGAGGGCAAGTTATAATGAGGATGTCGCAGGGTGTGGCAGTAAGCGAAAACGCAAAAGAATATCTGCCCCGTCTTGTGTGTCCGAAGACTGTCAAAAAGTCCAGCAAGCAGTTTGCGACAAAGTATCTGGACGTTACAGCCACTTTTGATATTGAAACCACGAACAGCGACACCGACGGATTTGCATATAGTTGGCAGACCTGTATCGGCGGCGAAGTCATTGTGCCCCGCTATTTTGAGGACTGGGCCGAAATGCTGGAAATACTGGTCGATAAGTGGTATATCAGCAGCAAGCAGAGAATGGTGCTGTATGTACACAATTTGGGATATGAGCACCAGTATATCGTGCAGCTTTTGTCTGCGCGCTGGGGGCTGGCCGATAGTCTGTATACCAAAAGCCGCAAGCCGTTGTATCTGCGCTTTGATAATGGTATTGAGTTTCGGGACAGCTTTAAACTTTTTCAGAAATCGTTGGCCCGTACAACGGAAGGTTGCATGCATGAAAAGCTGGCCGGTGATTTAGACTATCGTGTGTATCGCACTCCCGATACTCCCCTCAATGATACAGAGTTTGCCTATTGCGTAAATGATGTGCTAGGTCTGTATGAAGCAATTGAGCGGCTCAAAAAGGAGCATGGCTACAATCAGGCCACCATACCATATACTAACACTGGCATGGTCATTGAGGCCGTGCGGAAGGAGATATTGCCGGACCGAAAGTGTATGAATGCTATTGCAGTGCTCAAGCTTGACCGCGACCAGATGCGGCTTGCATATAACTGCATGGCAGGCGGTGATACCCACGGTACGCGCTGGCGGGCCGGTCGCGTGTATCACAATTGCAATAGCTATGATTTTAAATCGGCGCACCCATCGCAGCAATTGCTTTGGAAGTTTCCGGCGGGGGAACCTATCACGATGCCCGCTGACCTGCAGGAGAGCCGTCTTCAGGGGCTTATCAAATTAGGGTATGGGTGGATAGGCAAGCTGCTTATCGTCAATCCGCAGATAAAGCCGGAGTGTCCGGACCCCTGTATCAGTTTTAGTAAGTGTCCCGATGTCCGGGGTTTGACAGAGCTTGATAATGGCCGTGTGCTGGGCGCGGATGCACTTTTTGTCTACGCTGACAGCAACGACTATCAGCGTATTACCGATGGATACACATATAATAGTATTGTTGCGGTGGAGTCTGTAGCATTTCGGCTCGACTACTTGCCGGAGTCTTTTCGTCGCGCTATCTACGAGAAGTTTCGCGTCAAAGAAAGCGAGAAGGGAAGTCCAGATTACATGTTTTCCAAAATTTGCGTTAATACGATATTTGGCGCTTGCGCTCAAAAGACTATCCGCGACGAGTATGTATGTAATCCTGACACCATGGAGTGCACGCACTCCGCATGGCAAAAGACACTGTCCGATAAATCGGACGAAGACGTTAGCAAATCACAGGACAAAAAATTTTCCTTTTTGTGGGGGCTTTGGACTGCATCAATGTCCCGTATCAAGTTGTGGGAGATGCTAAAGCGTGTTGGCTGGGAAAAAGTCATCTATTGGGATACCGACTCTTGCAAGTATGAGGGCGAGAAGCAAGCATCCATGGATGATTACAATGCCGTCATCCGGGCGCAGTGCGAAGCGCGGCACTGCGTCGTCGAGAAAAAGGACGGCACGAAGGTGTATATCGGAGTCGCCGAAGATGAACACCCCGCCGACCGTTACGGCATGTTACAGTTTAAATTTTTGCATGCGAAGTGCTATGCTTGTGTTGATGCAGATGGCACGATAGAAAGCACGATTGCGGGAGTCAACAAGAAAGCGGGTGTAAAGGCTCTTGACGGCAGCATTGATAACTTGCGGGATGGTCTGTTGATATCCCCCGCAGGCGGCCAGTGTCTGGCATACCATGATGAACCTATACGCTGCCGCACTGACTTTGCAAAAGCTACTGTATCCGCGTCGTGGGTCGTCATGACGCCCCGGGAATACCGTGTAAATGACCCGCGTAGCCTGCTTTACGATGCCGAAATAATGGGATAATTCACAAACTGTTAACAATTTATTCATAGTTTGTTAAACACGTCAAGCCGGGGAATGTGGTATTATATAATCACAGAAAGGAACAAACCAACTACTTTAAACACTCTTAATGATAGAGAAAGGACAAGCCGATACCCCACGCATGCGGGGGTTATAATAAATACCAATAGACAGAAAGGAAAACATTATGAAACTGACAGGCTATTACATGACCGCTGTTGCCGAATTCGCGGACGGTATTAAGACCATCATCGTTTTTGATGTCCGCACCCGTGAAGAACTGGTGAAAGCACTGAGCGCCGCGCACCCCGACGAAAAATTCAGCTGTACGATTTCAGCCGCGAAAAAGTTTTCGCTTGAAATGGCGGTCAATGAGTCCACCGACCCCGGCTATCTGGCCGACCGTCTGGACATTCCGCAGGTTGATGAGGTGATGTAATATGGCAAGTATCACGAAGATTGAGATTTGGGAAGATGTTGCGGGGAACGTCATCGGGCTTGTGTTCGACCCTGCGGGGCAGCTGATGAACGCGGTGCAGAATTTGGGCGCGCAGCAGCCGTTGCCCCGTCCCGCGCTGGTGGAAGCAGCACGGCAGGCTTTCCCGTTCGCTCCTGCATACGACCCGCACGAGTTCGGGGAGCGGTCGCTTAATGACCTGTATACCTACCTGAAAGCGTACAATCACCACATCGCGGATATCTTCCCGGAAGCGCCGACCGCGCTTTACCCGGAATGCGCGACCCCCGCAGGTCTGCAATTCCTTATCCGCTGGATGTTCTGAAAGGGGTGAATTTATGTAGGACACCATTATTGACTTGATGCGGACTATCGCAAAGTAAATTGTTCCACATGGAACATCACTGACAGACAGAAAAGGAGAAAAATATTATGGCATTCGCAAAGAGTAACAATGCATCTTACCAGAAGAAAAACGCCGGCAGTTCCCGCGTTACCGTGGATATGCTGCATAACCTGCATGCTGTCGTGCGCAGCGTCCGGCAGGTCGCCGACAATTGTCTGACCTTCACCTTGCGGCTGTACGGTATCGACCTGTACAATATGCGGCTGGTCGAGAGTGCGAAGGGAACGTTTATCAGCGCCAGCGCGACGAAGGGTAAGAACGGCAATTATTATGACAATTTCCGCGTCTATTTTGACGACGCCGCGCAGGCCGCCGTTGAACAGGCCGTCCGCACCGCGTTTGAGGACGCCAAGCCGGAAGTCGGGGTGTAAATATGAGCAAGCGCAACAAAGATATTGCGCTTGACCTATACGAAGGCGATGGCTGGCTAAACATTCCGGCCATCGCCGCTTTAGGTTGTTGGTGCAATATCATTATTGGAAAACGACAAGTCGGAAAGACCTTCGGCACATTGAAATATATGCTGGATACCGACCGGTATTTTTTGTACATGCGCCGGACGGTCAACGAGCTGCAGGCCGTGGCTGCTGACCCTGATTTAAACCCTTTTAACGCGCTGAAAAAAGTAGGCTATGATATCGGCATACAAAAAGCTGGTAAAATCAGCTATGCTATAGGGCCGTGCGAGTATTTGGAAAACGGCGGCTTTGCCATCCCGAAGAAATGTGCAATCGGTATGGCGCTGCCGTCGATTGCAGGTATTCGTGGTTTTAACGGCAGTGCGTTTACTGATTTAGTGTTTGACGAGTTTATTCCGGAGCGTATCATTGCGAAACGCAAGGCAGAGGGCGAAGCGCTGTTGAATGCTTATGTGACCGTATGCGGAAACCGTGAGCTTGAAGGGCAGCCCCCCTTGCGCATGTGGCTGTTGGCAAATGCTTTTGACATCTCAAGTCCAATTTTGGAACAGCTGGGGTGTACCGATACCGTGGCCCGCATGTCCCGCAGCGGCCGCGAGTGGTGCATGACGGACAGCGGGGTGTTTATCGCAATGCCGCATAGTGATAAGGTGTCCGATAAGCGTAAGCAGACCGCGCTTATGAAACATCTGGCGGGAAAGGGCGATTTTTACAAAATGGCAATGGAAAACCAGTTTGTATACAACAATCTGGAAAACGTCGTGCCCCGTCCGCTAAAGGGCATGGTTCCGCTGTTTGCTTATGACGGCATGTATTGTTATCAGATGGATGCCACGCATTATTATGTGTGTGAGAGTCCTCATCCCGCGCATGAGCGGTACGGCGCAAGTCGGCAGGCCGCTGTCAATCTGCAGTTGGCCCGCCCGGAGTTTCGCCCGATGGTCATGCTGGGGCAGGTAGACTTTGCAAGTGTGCCGTGTCTGCTCAAGACACAAACATACCTTGACATAAAAGATAAATGATGCTAAGATAGAAGTGCGGGGGAGCCGCACAAAAGGAACACCCCGGAAGGGTGCGCGGCTGGCTTTTCCTTTTCCATGCCCCCGCGTTTCAGAGTGCTCCATGGTCCGACTGAGACAGGGACAAAATGTTCCACATGGAACATTCTGAAACAGAAAGGGGGTGAAATCATGGTCAATGTCTACTATATGAGCGTTGACGGAAATATTAAGCTGTCGAAGCACTTTCGGCTGTCGGAGCTGCAGTGTAAAGATGGGCAGGACTTTGTTGCCGTAGACCCCCGTCTGGTTGAACTGCTTGAGAACATCCGCAGCATGTGCGGCGGTGAAGCGGTCCATGTCAACAGCGGTTTTCGAACCGCCAGTTGGAACCGCCAGCAGAAGGGCAGCGCCGCAAACAGCCGTCATTTGTACGGTATGGCCGCCGATATTTGGGTAGGTCACTACGACAAGTACAAGCGCCCCGTCCGAACGAAGACCCCCGCCGAAGTCGCCGAAATCGCCGAAATCTTTTTGGGCAGTTCGGGCGGCATCGGCATTTATAATACGTTTACCCACGTCGATGTTAGAACCGGCTCCAGCCGGTGGAAAGGATGATTGTATGACTATCAACGATATTCTGGCACTGGGCAAAATGGGCTTTACCGCGCAGCAGGTGCAGCAGATGCTTTCTTTTGAACGCGCACAGCAGGGCCAGCCCATCACGGCCCCGGCACAGAGCGCGGCCCCTGCTGCCGCTCCTGCAGTACAGCAGCCTGCGACCCCTGACCCGATGGCAGCCATGGCGCAGCAGATTGCAGACTTGACCGCCGCCATCAACGCAAAAACTGTTCCGACCGCTGGCACGGTGGGAAATCCGGCCCCCGTTACCAGCGTGGAAGATATCATTCTTGGGCTGGTGCAGCCTGCGGAAGCGCCTGCAAGCCCTGATTTCAGCGCCGTAAAGTAACACGGCAGAAAGGAGCAACAAATGGCAAAATCCCGCACAAACATGCCTGAACTGAAAGGCATGTCGGTTTTTCGTCCGACCGATATCTATACCATTGCCAATGCACTGGTACAGGAAGTGACCGGGCAGACCGCCACCATTCAGGCTATCAACACGGCGAGTTTCATTCAGGTCGGGCAGATGTGTCTTGACCAGAGTTCGGAAGGGACCCTGCAGGCGCTGTCCAACATGATTGCACGCACCGTGATTTCCAGCCGCTCCTATGAGGGCCGGTTTACCAGCATCGAGACCGACCGGCAGGAGTGGGGCCTGTTCGTCCGTGAAATCGCTTTCTTTTCGGGTGATTTCGACGAATCCAAATTCGTCAACACCGCGCAGAATAACGACATTCTGGTGGACGGAAACAGCGTGGACATGTACAAAATCAAGAAGCGCTATCCGCTTGAGATGTTCTACGGTGGGCAGAAGGTGCTGAACCAGCGCTACACCACGTTCAGAAACCAGCTCAAGACCGCTTTCACCAGTGAAAGCGAGTTCAGCGCGTTTCTTGCCGCCATGACAACCGAAATCGCAAACGACATTGCGCGGTGGAAAACCGCAGAGAATCGCGCACAGGTCATTAACTTTATGGGTGCGCTGTACAACTCTGACCACGACGAATGCCATGTGAACCTGACCAAAGCATTTAACACGGCCCGTGGTACGACCTACACCACGCATGACCTGCTGACCGCCCATCTGCAGGAATTTCTTTCCTTCTTTGTGTCGTGGCTGGAAACTACCAGCAGTCTGATGAAAAACAGCAGCGTGCTGTACCACCAGACCCCTGTTTGTACCGACGACGGCGGCAATAAGCTGCATCTTCTGCGGCACACCCCCAAGAGCGAACAGAAACTTCTTCTTTATCAGCCCCTTATCAACGACGCGAGAAGCTGGGTCTATCCTGCCATCTTTGGCCCCGGCTACCTGAGTTTCGGCAATTATGAAGGTGTCGATTTCTGGCAGAACATCAACGACAAACCCGCCATCTCCTGCATCCCGTCGCAGTTCGACGTGAACACCGGCAAACAGGTGACGGGCGGCGCGGTCGCTTTGTCCTATGTCGTGGGCCTGCTGTATGACCGAAAGGCCTTGGCGACCACCTATTATCAGGATAGCGTTTACACTACCCCGTTCAACATTTCCGGCGAATACTACAACACGGAGCATCACTGGAAAATGAACTATACGCAGAACCCGACGCAAAACGCAGTCCTGATGTTCATGTCCGACGAACCGTAAAAGATTCTATTATAACCCCGACAACTGAATGTACAGGGGCGGCGCACCGCCGCTCCTGTTTTTATTTTAAAGGAAAGAGAGGTTATTACATGGCAGACCATAACGAAGGTATTGAGCACGGATATCATGCGCACTTAGGCAAAGTGTCAAAGCGTATCAACAGCACAAAGCGCATTCCGCTGACAGATTTGCCGGATGAATTCCCGTTTTACATGAAACGAGCCTGCAGCATGGAAGCCCCCGTTTTTTATGTCCGGCTGAACAGCCTGAACATCTCCCCGCAGTACAATTATTGTTACATTGAGGAGACCCACGCTTATTATTGGATTGAGGATATCACCGCACTCAATGCCAACAACTGGCAATTTTCCTGCGCCATCGACCCTCTGGCGACGTTTGCGGACGATATTAAGAAAACCAAAGCGTACATTGTGTACGGTCACAACAAATTCGATGCTTCCGGCGATAGCTACCGCGTGCAGGACAGCCGCCAGAACGTCGCGCAGCGTCCAACTATTTCCACGGCATCGGCCGACATCACCATTAACTCCATCGACACCGACGAAGGCGTGTATATCATGTCGGCCGTCGGCGCGAAAGGTGGAGTAGCGACCTATGTTATGGACCGCGACGCCGTGAAATCACTGCTTGACGCTATTCAGCAACAATTGGATATCGACTTTAGCACAATGATAACACAGCCGCAGACCAAAACAACTATCGTCGCGCAGGAAGGCACGCTGCCCGGCGTAGCGGGCGGTGCATACGCCGGAAGCCAGCAAGTGACCGAAACATATACACAAGCAAGCACGGTCACTGACGAAGCAATTAAATATTTTGCTAAAAACTATGTATACGGCGGCGCGGCGGTGGATTGTATCCGGTCCTGTATCTGGCTGCCGTTGCGAAAGTCTATTATCCCGGGGTCATCACAGTCTATCACGCTAGGCCAGTACGACACGGGAGTGCAGGGGGCTGTTATCCGAAAGGAGACCAGTACCAAAAGAATTACTTACATCCCCATCCCGTGGCCGGTATCCGACTGGAAGCGTATGAACTGCCAGATGCTATTGTATCTGCCTTTTGTCGGTACGGTGTCTATCCCGGTCGATAAGGTAAACAACGCCGACACACTGACGGTGACATGGGCTGTATCCTTTTTGGATGGTAATGTATCGGTAAAGGTCGATGCCGGAGACTATACATGTTATGTCGGCAGCGCCAACATCGCCAGTCAATACGCTATCGGCAGCAGCAATATCAGCTTGACCGGAAATCAGGCAGCAGCAACAATTGGTGCTATTGGTATCGGCCTGCAGGTGGGCGGCGGCTTGCTGAGTTCGTCGGCGTCGCAGTCTGCTACAACTTTCATGGGTCTGCCTATTGGTGGAGACTATGGTGCAGGCCTGCGCCAGTCCCGTACCGATAGGGGAGCCGCGCTGTCCAGTCTGGGCAGCAGTGTCATGCAGCTTATCCCCCCGGTCGCGCAGTGTGCGGGCAGTATGACGGGAAACGCCGCAACGAAGCAGTCCATGCTTGCTACGCTGACACTTTTGTATTACCCGCCCACGGACGACACGAATTTTCAAAGTATGTACGGACACCCCGTGATGAAAATTGACACCCCCGCCGCAGGATACTGCCAGACGCGCGGTTTTTCCGTCGCTGCACCTATGGCGACCAGCGCGGAAACCGCTTACATCAACGCCGCCATGGACGGCGGTGTGTTTATTGAGTAAAGGAGTGATATTATGTATCAGTGCTATGCAGGACACTATGACACGCAGGCATGCGGTGGATTTCGTCCCCCGTCTTTGAGCACAGACGTTCTCAACTACTGGGAAAGGTCGTTCTTTCAGCGCATGCGTGCACTCTATAAGATTCACGGCCTGCCGGAAGCAGGCCCCGGGCAAATTGGCTGGGACTATGACGCATTTCTTTACCAGCTGTTGCGCATGGGATATGCTGTTGTGTTCAATTCCAAAACATACGGCCTTGTTGTGCAGCCGGGTGCGCCGACGGGCTTTGGTTTGCAGTTCCAGCCGCGCGGCATGATGGTGCAGACCCCGTTTTTCCAGTTTGACAGACCGCTTGAAATCGGCACGGAATGTGCCGTCATCAAGCTTACTCCCGACTATCGCGGGGTCTGGGATATCATTGAAAAATACGCCGTCGAAATGCAGCAGCTTGAGGTGTCTATCCGGCAGGCCGTTGTAAACAGCCGCTTTGCTTATGCTGCCATCGCCAAAGACGACAAAGACCGCCGAACCCTTGAAACCATTTTTGAACAGCTGGAAAACGGCAAACCCGCGATTGTGGTAAACGGGCAGCTGCAAAAGCCTGTTATGAACAAGACTGATGCACAGTATCAGCTGCCTATCATGCAGTTTGACCGTGATTTGTCGAAAAACTTTATTCTGCCTGACCTGTACGACCTGAGACGCAAGACGCTGCAGGACTTTTACAAAGAGCTGGGTATTCGGGTGCAGCCTGACAAGAAAGAACGGCTTGTAACGAATGAAAGCGCCAGCGCAGACGCTGAGACGTACAATCGCCGGGAAGTCTGGAAAATTTCTCTTGACGAATCGGTGAAAGTGTGCAATGATATGTATGGAACCAATATCAGCATCGAAATCAACGAACCGCCAGAGCTGAGAGAAGGGGGTGCAGATGATGCCAATGTACTGGGGGAGCATGACGAACCAAAACAGCACGAACCAAAACAGTGATGCTATCGACCGCGCGTGCAAGCTCCTGTGCAATATCCCGGAAGGTTTGTTCCGTGATTTTAGCGTGCCTGTCGGCATGAACCGCGAACTTGCCATCCACATCATCATGCGTGAGCATGGTCTTTCGCCGCTGTACCGCCCTGACCCGTATTGGATGGTGGATGCCATTAAGTATTGGTGCATGGAGAGCATGCCCATCTGGGAAAAGCTCTACAGCACCACGCAGCTGAAATACAATCCCATCTGGAACACGGATGTGCAGGAACGCACAACCGACGTCCGAACCACTGACCGCGATACAACGCAGGACAGAACCGCTATCAATCGTGGCAAGAGTGGGCAGACCGTCGGACAGGTGACGACCGGCGACTATCACGAAACGGGCAGCACGGAGCTGCACGACGAAACCGCCGGAACCGGGCACACGGAAACCGAAGGAAAGTCGGTGACTGATGATACCAGCACCACGACGACCCTTAACAAGACGGATGTCGCAGGCACGGACAAAAAGACCACCGAAAGCACGAAGAACCTTGACCAGACTGTGACCCGTGATATCAGCCCCGAAAACGCCCCGGACTATCAGCCCGACGACCAGACGCATACCGTGGCAGAGGAGACTTACAAAAGCACCGAAAACGGAGAGCATCAGGAAACTACCGACTTTACAGGAAATTCCACCACGGTAGCCAATTCCACCACCACCACTTCCGGCACATCCGACACGGAAACCCACGGGCACGAAGACCAGACCACAGGGAGCCAGACGGACGGCACGACCAAAGGCACGACCGACACAAAAACACAGGCCCACGACATCCGGCATGAGGACGCAAAAGAGGTCGGGAAAGAAAAGGTAACTGACACCTATAATCATGGCTGGGTCAAACAGGGTAATATCGGCGTTACCACCACCCAACAGATGATTGATGCCGAGCGCGAAACCGTTCTCTTTGACGTGTACATGACAATTGCCAACGACTACCATGCAAAGTTTTGTCTGGATGTGTATTAAGGGGGGTTGACCGTGGATGCAATTATAGCCGCCCTTGTATCTGGACTTGTGACCCTTGCGGGCGTCCTGATTGCTAATAGCAAATCGCAGGCCATTACCGACGTGAAGATTGAAGAACTGACTCGAGAAGTGCGCAAGCACAATTCCTTTGCCGAAAAAATCCCCGTCATCGAAGAACAAATCAAAGTCGCAAATCATCGCATTGATGATTTAGAACATATCGGCCAACTGAAAGGAGAAAAACCATGAAAGAACTTCACATTTCTGCAGGCACTATTGCCCGCACCCTTGTCCTTGTTCTTGCCATCGTCAACCAGATTTTGAGCGCGTGCGGCAAAAGCCCCCTGCCTATTGAGTCGGAAACGCTGGAACAGCTGGTCACGGCCGGTTTTACCACCCTCGCCGCCCTGATTGCGTGGTGGAAGAATAACAGCTTTACCACGAACGCGCTCAAAGCTGACGCGCTGCTTGCGCAGCTGAACGGCAAACGCTAACAGAACAAACCCCGGCTTGCGCCGGGGGATTTTATGAAAGGAGTAAACCGCAATGGCTGACGAAAAGAATACAGATATCAGCACCCCTTTTATTTTTCAGACGTCGCCCCCGTATGCGGCCCCCGGCGACCATTACCAGTACGACTTGTACTGGCTGGTGAACCAGCTGAAACAGGCGCTTGAAAACACTGAGACACTCCGCGTGCATGACATCGGGCAGGACGCCAGGCTTGACGGACTGGACGAAGTCACCGCGCAGCTGAAAAGCGCCTGCAACGTGCTGTTCGACAAGCTGGCGAAGGGTGACTTTACGAAGGATACCTTCGAGCAGTGGGTAAATACCAACATGACCGGCATCATCTACCAAATGGTGCGGTTCGTGTTCTTCGGTCTTGACGACGACGGCCACTTCGTGGCCTATGTCCCGGCGTCGTGGGAATTCCTTCACTTCGACACGCTGCTTGACCCCGACAAGCCAGGTTTCGGCCACCTTGTCGTGTATTACTGATTTCGAAAGGAGTAAATACCATGGCAAATTGTAACTGCAACGACTTCCCCATCGCCTGCGCCCCTCATGCGCCGGGCGGTGACTGCCATCATCACCATGGCTGCCCGCCGCATCCGTGCCCCCCGCCGGACTATAAGGGCGGCACCAGCATGTACATCGGCGCGCGCTATGTCCCCATTTTCGCGGACCCCGTGGAGTGGGACAACGAGCGGGAGTACGAACCCCTGACCATTGTTGTGTACAACGGCGACATGTACACCAGCAAGTGCTATGTTCCGAAGGGTGCGGCACTCCCGGAGTACCCCGAAAACCAAACGAAATACTGGGTCCGCACCGCTGACTACAACTATCAGTTCGCCGACCTCAAAAAGACCGTGAACGACCTGTCCCGGCTGGTCGAACAGTTCCAAAAAGACAATCAGACCTTCACGGACCTTATCAACGGCTGGAACGAGCAGGTGAAGCAGTGGGAAGCTAAGATGGACGAGTGGCAGACCACCGTTGACGGCGTGACTGCCGCCGTCGCTGACCTCACCGCAAAGCTCAATGAGGAAATCGACCGGGCGAAGGCAGCGGAACAGACAAACGCCGCTGCTATTGCGCAGGAGACCACCGACCGCAAGCAGGCTATTTCTGAGCTTGACGCGGCCTATAAGGCGGCAGACGCCGCCGAAAAAGAAGCCCGCGAAGCCGCCGATACCGCGTTGGGTGAGCGCATCGACGCCGAAGCCGAAGCCCGCGAAGCCGGCGACAACGCAGTAAAAGCGCTTGTCGAGCAGGAGCAGACCCGGGCAGAAGGAGAGGAAACCGCTATCCGGCATGAGTTTGCGACGGCTGATACCGCGCTGGCAAACCGCATCACCGCCAACAAGACCGACATTGATGCTCTGAAAGCCGAACAGACCGTCCAGAACACCAATATCAGCATCAACGCCAAAAACATTTCCGACAATGCGGCCGAAATCGCCAAGCACGCGGACCGCCTTACAGCTCTGGAGTCCAATGCGTCTGACTGGGATGATGTTTTCCCCGACACGACCATTGCGCAGGAAGTGCAGAAGGAAGAACTTGCACGCGCCAACGCTGATACTGCCCTGAACGGTCGTATCGACGCGCAGGCGTCGGACATCGAAGAACTGCGCGACACGGTCAATCACAAGGTGGACCAGACCATTTATACCGCTGACCAGACCGCGCAGGATACCAAAATTAAGAACAACGCGGATGCCATCGCAGCTATGGATACCGCGTACAAGGCGGCGGACACCGCACTTAACGCCAGCATTACCGCTGAGACCAACCGCGCGACCGACCGGGAGAACGAAATCGAGACAGGGTACAAGAAGGCCGTCAACGACCTTAAAACCGAAGTGGCCGGCGATTTCGTCACGGAAACGACCTACAACGCCGGACAGGCGGCACAGGATACCAAAATTAAGACAAACGCGGATGCCATCGCAGCTATGGATACCGCGTACAAGGCGGCGGACACCGCACTTAACGCCAGCATTACCGCTGAGACCAACCGCGCGACCGACCGGGAGAACGAAATCGAGACAGGGTACAAGAAGGCCGTCAACGACCTTAAAACCGAAGTGGCCGGCGATTTCGTCACGGAAACGACCTACAACGCCGGACAGGCGGCACAGGATACCAAAATCGCCGAAGCAAAGGCCGCAGCTGATAAGGCAAATACCAATATCGGGGACTGGGAAACCGACCACCCGAACCAGACAATCAGCCAGTGTGCGACCAGTCTTGAAAACGAGACCGCCGCGAATGCCGCAGTTATCGGCGACTGGAATGCACAGCACCCCGGCAAGACGATTGCGCAGGCGGTGAGCGATAACGCCGCCGCCGTTACTACCGAACAGTCCACCCGTGAAGCTGCAGATACCGCTCTGGGTGAGCGTATCGACAACGAGAAGGAACGTGCGGTCCGCCGCGAAGATGACATTGAAGCTAATTTCAGCGGCGATATCGGCTATTGGAGTGCGTCTTATCCTACTAGCACCATCACGGACGAAGTAACGGCGCATAACGGACGGCTTGAAGCACTGGAAAACGCGCATCACTACGCAAATATCGAAGAAGCCATTTTAAATACTGGATATCTCAACATTACTAGAAGTTTCGTAATGTTTACATTTTTACCTTCCCCGCCCGCCGTTGCCGCCAAAGTCACGTTTACTTCGGATATTGAACTTAAAATTATGATGCCCACCGATACGGTAATCGACGACATTGAAACTGTTCCGTCGTACGAACTCAATGTCTTCATGGAATTATTCTATGTTAACAAATCTGGCACTTACGCATCTGTCGTAGGCGGGAAAAACTATCCGTTTAAATCTGCTAAATATTTTCCTGAGCAGCATACGCTCAACATTACCTTAACGCCGAATTCACCGATGGAATTTGGTACTAACATTGATAACAACCCTTATTGCTGGAGTTTTTCAGCCCGCCGTCTCCCCTAACATTAACAAACTATGAACAATTCTTGCACAAACTCATCCTATAAATTTTGTGCAAAGTAACGAATCCTTCCGCGTTCTCCCGCTTTTGTGCATGTTGCATAAAATGAATGGGGGAATGTGGAAGGATTTTGTGCAAATTCACTATTGTTATCTTTCACCTCAATTCTAAAGCCATCTTTGACTTCGGTCAATACA